GGTTCATGCAGCTTTAAGTATGTTGCCCGGAAGTGCTACCATAGGAGCGGCGCGCATAGGCAGTGAAGCTCCAAGAAGCCATTCCTCTAACTTAGGAGGATATTCAAATAGTACTTTATTTACGACAAAAGCACGTAAGCCCGGAATTAACAAGGGGTTTAGGTTATGACGCAAGCTTTATATAGTCGATTCAAAGTATATAAACAACAGGACTAGCCATGTCTATAATTGATACAGTAAGAAGAAGATTTGCCAGTACTGGCAGTACTCCTCCCTTTAAAGAGGATGACCCAGTTAGTTTTGGTGCAGGAGTAATCAAAAGATTAAAACTCTCCAATGACTATGCGGGGTATGGAAGAAACCAGAAAAAATACGAAGCCCATCTTGGGTCTCCTATGACTTACATGCAAGTCTACTTATCAGACCCTTTGGTAAGAACTTTAGTAGACCTTCCTTGCTTATACGCAGTTAAAGATAATTTCGATATAGTAACTGACGATGATAAGTTAAGAGAAAGAATAGAGGTAATGTTTAGGGATATCAATATAGAACAAACGTTATACGGTTGGTTACGAAACGCAAGAATTTTTGGAACGGGTTATATAGAATGGACTAGTGACAATCTAGTTCTTCGTTCGTCTCAAAATATGTTCGTGCAAAGAAATGAACATGGACAAATAATGTATTATTACCAAGATACTGGAGATGATGAGGAAAATGTCAGATTTGAAGAAGATGAGATTGTCGAGCTCAAAAATAACGTTTTTGACGATTATGCTTATGGACTTAGTGATATTCACCCTATTCTTTACTTGGTTGACCTTAAGGATTATGCAGAAAGAGATATCGGAGCTGCCCTTAATAAATACGCTACATCTAGGTTTGATATATCTTGTGGTCTTCCCGACATGCCTTATGGCCCTGACAAGATTAATGAAGTGGTCGATGCGTTTAACACGCTAGCCCCCGGTGAAGATATTATTCACGGTAATGATATACAGATTAAAGAATTACAAGGAACACAGAGAGCTTTTGAATATGGAAAGTATACAGATGATATTATGGCTAAAATCCATATGGCTCTAAAAGTTCCAATGACTATGTGGACAGACCCAGAAAAGGCACGTCCAATTTTTGAACCTTACGTTCGCTATCTTCAATCAATGGTTGAAGGAGCTTTAAATGCACAACTTATGCCTCAATTAGAAAATGGAGAGGCTAGATTCAAGTTCAGACAAATTAATGTTAACGACGCATTCACTAAAGCCAAGACAGATATGATATATCTATCTGAAGGTGTATTATCACCGGGCGAAGTTCGAGAAGAGAGAGGTCTTGACCCTGAAGGAGTTGCCGAATTAGATATGGAAACTTCTGAGGATATTAAAGCTTCTCCTATAAAGAAAGAACAAAGTGATAAGAATGCAAACATCTCTGGTGGAAAGAATACAGATAAGAAAGAGGAATCCGCTAGAGCTCAAAATAGGGGGAATAAACCCTCCGCCAACGCAACAGGAGATAGAAAATGACGTATGACAACTGTGTAAAGACTGTTAGCAACACGCTAAAGAGACGTGGCCAAGAAAACCACGAAGAGGTTGCAGCCGATATGTGTGATATGTGGGCTGGCCAGAATGGTGTAGAGCGGGAATTTGGAAAACAGGTTTCTACTAAACCAGTACAAAGGTCATTCGCGTTAAGCGTAGGTGAAAATGAAGATATTACATTTTCTAATAATGACGGAGTAGACACGGTTCAATTCCCCGTTATCGCTATTACATCCGGAATTCATGAATATGAAGCGGATGATATGAAGCAAAAGGTTTATATAGAGCCTAATATATTAAAGACTAATATAGAAGCTTTCAAAGAGCTTCCTATTTACTTTAACCATCAAAGGACGCCTGAGGATTTAATCGGCATGGCTACTGACCCTGAGGCATTCGAGATGGAAAATGGAAAGACGGGAATTAAAATGTCCGCATCTGTTTCTAATAAAAACAAACACGGACAAGAAGTAATGAATAAAGTAAAGGATGGAGATATAACTCATGTCAGTATCGATTGGTTTTCCAATGATGTTGATGTGATGGGTGACACTTATGCCACTAATATCCGTCCAACAGAGGTAAGTTTCATTGATAATGAAATTATGGAACCCGTCTGTAAGGAATGTACAATTGAAACGAAATGTGGAATACATGTACCTGAGGAAGACCATGACTGCGGTTGTGGTGGACATGATGACGGAGCATGTAAATGTGAAGACGGGAAACAAGAGGTAGTAAATATGACTGAAGAAACTACAAATAAATCCGATGCAGAAAACATCGTAGAACGGGAATTCGCTTCCCTACGCTCTCAACTAGAAGAGATGCAAACGTCTAAAGACGAAATGTCATCTCAGTATGAAGCAGCTTTGAAAACTATTGAAGAATTTAAAGCAGCTGATGAAGCTAGACAAGCAGAGCTTGCTGAAGCAAGAAAAGCTGAAGCAGTTGAAGCGATAATTTCAAAGGAAGTTATTCTAGGAACTCTAGAAGAAACATCCAAAGAAACACGTTCAACGGAATTGAATGCATGGGATGAATCGAGGCTGACTGGGTTCAGCGAAGCTCTTGCTGCAATGCCTGTCCCTGAGGAAACAGAGAGAACTTTCGGTAAAGGTAAAGCTAACGAAGGCGAAGCTGTTCCAGCAGAGACAGAAAGAGAATTTGCAGTCAAGATGGATAACACGGGAAAAATTACATTGAACCGTGAAGTCTTAAAAAACATAGGTGATTAAAAATGGCAACAGAAATTTTAGTAAACGATGGTGGCGCACCAGCAAGGATTCTTCCTTTTACAGCTGGTAGTGCACTAACAGGTGGACGTGCTATACAGATGGGCGCTGACGGAGAAGTTGATACAATAGCATCAGCTGATAACGTCGCAGTTATGGGAGTTGCTCTAACAGACGCAACATCCGGTAATAACGCTAGTATAATAACTGGTAGAGGTATAGTTTTGAACATGTATGTTTCAGGTACAGTAGGTATTGGGGATGATGTAGCAACCCTAGCAGATGGTAATTTGGGCCCCGGCTCAGCAGATACCGTCTCAGTAGGTAAATACATTGACCCAAGTGGCGCACACAGTGGCGCAGCAACTCTGCAAAGAGTGCTATGGATTGGATAAGAGAGGTATAAAATATGGTAACATCAAATACAGCTCCCGGTTTATTGACCACACTGAATACTGGAGCATATAATGCAACAGGCGGCTCTGGAGAGAGAGTCCTTATCGATTATAAGGATGCAATACTTGATTATCAAGTAACAAGTCTCCCAGTACTGGCTATGTTCACGGAACCAATGACCACGGACACAGGCGGTGATATTGATATCACTTTCGCCAAACCCTCCATGGGTATGGAACAAATTAACGAAGGTAACACACCAAAATACCAACACACTAACCTACGCTCGGAAAGAGTGACTGTTAGAGAATGGGGTATTGCGGTAGGTGTAACCCGAAGAATGATAGAGGATTCTCGATTTAATGAAGTCGAGATGGCTCTTAACGAAGCTCGCAGAGCAGTAGATAGACATTTAGAGAAACATGTCGTTTATGCCTTAATGGGTATAGCTGACACTAATTTCGAAACAATAGCTATTACGGCAGCAACCACAGAAGCTACTATAGTAAACTTCGCAACGAACATTTATAGTGGATTCATTGGAGATGGAGGTACACTTGACGCAGGTCGTATCTACTCCTATGGTTTGTCGGACCCTGCGGACTTAACGGCATCACACTACGTTGATAATACAGGAGGCGCAGTCTCCGGTAGTTTTGCTTTTGCAGATGTAACAAACGCTATGAACCTAATAGCCGCTCACGGCTATACGGCTGATACGTTATTTATATCACCAAAGCATTACTCAACATTACTCAACATAGGTGATTTTGTAACGGCGTTTACCGTTGACCAAGGTGGAGAAGTTGGAGACGCAAGTAATCCAACCACAGCAGCGATGCTGGGCGGTTCACCAGTCAAAGACGCATCTAGTACGGGTAGAGTAGGTTCAATTTATGGACTTAACGTCGTGATGAATGCGTGGTGCCCTACCGATAGATACTTGGTATATGACTCTAAAGTTAAACCAATGGTATATGTCGAAAGAAGGCCGTTGACTGTAGAAGAGGCAAATCCCGGATTTGGAATTGTCGGTTCTTATATGTCAATGAGATATGGACTAAAGGTTGTAAGACCAGAAGTCGGTGTCGTAGTATACGCAGCATAGATTTAATCATAGATTGAACTATAATTAGATTTTAGGCCCGGAGGGAGCCTCAATCCCTCCAACATTTATATTTATTAGAGGACACCATGAGAGGAAATAAAAGATTGAAAAGTTTACCATCAAGCCTTACAACACCTCTTACATATCGTTCTAAATTTTCTAGGTTATCGAGCGAAATCTCCACTACACTATTTCCTAAAGCTATTGCTCCTTCAGGAGGTCAAACTTCGAATCTTTTATTAGGAACAATTGATAAACTAACTTCATACAAATTAGATGTTCGTGGTACTACTTTATTATCTGGAGCTGTAACTATTGCTGATAATTATACCTTACCTACTGCGGCTCCCGGTTCTAATAATTATGTTTTGGTAGGAGATACTGATGGGACTGTAGCATGGGAAGCTCAGTCTGGAGGAGGAGGAGGAGGAACTCCCGGTGGCGCTGACCAAAATATACAATATAATAATGGAGGGTCTTTTGGAGGTATAGCTGCTTTCGGTTTTGACGATACTGACATTGTACTTGGTGCTACTACTAAACTTTATTTTGATGGTAGTGGTGGTCCGCCTATTGCGGCTGGAGATACTTACTTAGTAGAATCTTCTGCTGATGTATTAGATATTTACGTTGGAGCCGCTAACATGATGAAGTTCACGGAAGCAGGGACAGATGTTATTGATATTACTGCTAACACTAATATAACTGGCGCAACCACCATGAGTAGCACATTAGGTACTGCTGGTTTAATAACAGCTTCAGGTGGTTTAACTATGCATACTTCCCAAGATTTCACAATGGGAACAATAGCTACTAATGATATATTAATATCTACGGATTCAGTGGGCACCGTTGATACTGCCCTAGTTACCGCAAAGTATGTAGGTACCTTTTATGCACCAGTTGCTATAACAGGAACCGTAACCACAGCTAACAGTCCTGTTGCCAATGATTTCGCTAGATTTACAGATGCAGACACTATAGAGGGAAGAAGTTATTCTGAAACTCGTTCAGATTTAGGATTAGGTTCTGCCGCTCTTAGAGCTGCTGAGGATACCTTAACTGACGGTAGTAACTTACCAGACGGGGCCGCAATTAAGTCCTATGGAGATACAAATTGGTCTGGAACAGGTCCTTGGACTTCGGGTAGTGGATTTATATATCCTACTGTAACAACTGATGATTTAGTTATAGGAGCAAGCGCTCAAACAGCTGCAACGGTAGTAGTAGATGTTCAAGGAACGGGTACTGCTAAAAGTAATTTTGATATAATGGCTTTAACTAATAAAGTCAATGCAGCTGATATGGATTTAACAGTAACTTCTATTCTCTTCAATCAATATTATTACGATGCTTCTACTCCAGCTATAGAAAATTTAGGACGTATAGGATTTTCTGCAAATAATGATTGGACAAGTACAGCTAGTACTAGAGATTCTACTTTCTATATTGCTACAGTTAAGGATGGAAATATAAATAGTGCTGCTCCCGGTCAATTTAGTGTGAATGAGTTAGGTGACGCTAATGTTCAACATAGTTTAGATATGGGTGGTCTTGGCGCAGAAGGAATTGGAACAACTTTAACAATAGGTTCTCCGACTGCTAATGAACCAACAATAGTAATGACTAACGGAGCTGACGATGCTACTGCTCCTATTATCGAACTTTATAATAAGCGGTCTCATCTTGCTATAACTGGACCTTCAGATAATGACAGTGGAGGAGTTATAAAATTTTATACCGATAATGACGCAGATGCTAAAACTGAAGCTGCTCGTATTTCTGCAAAAATGGCAAATGTAAATGATGGTGTAGAAAGAGGATACATGGCATTATCTGTGGCTGAGTATGATGGAACCATGACTGAAGGATTCGTCATGTCAGGAGGTTCTTCTGATGGAGTAATTAATACCAATTTCCCTACAGCAGGAACTTTAGGAATAAGTGGTAACACTACAATTGAAGGAACTTCTTTATTAAGCGGTAATACTACTGTGACTGGTACGTTAACAACTACAGGTATAGCTACCTTAGCTGATGCTTCAACTTTAGCTAGTGATGCAGCACCCACTGCTGATGCAGAAATAGCTAATAAGAAATATGTAGATGACAATGCTGGTGGAGGAGGAACTGTAACTACAGCTAACAGTCCTGTTGCCAATGATTTTGCTAGATTTACTGATTCCACTACGATTGAAGGACGAGACTACACTCAAACAAAGAGTGACCTCTCATTAGGCAATGTAGAAAACACTGCATTAAGTACATGGGCAGGAACAACCAACATTACTACTCTAGGAACTATCACAGCAGGGACATGGACAGGAACAGAAATTGGATTAGGATATGGTGGTACTGAACTTGTTGGTGAAACTGACGGTAAGATAGTAGTTGCTGATGGAGCTGGAGCACCAACTCATTTAGA